GAACAGACCTGCGTCATAAGGTGAAGTACCCTTATAACCAGCAACGTAGTACTGAGCACCATTGCCTGCAGAACCAACGTTTGCAGAATATGGGTCGATATAGACTCTGTACTTACCAGCAAGGACACCTGCGAAGGTGTTACCGGTGTCATCAACGTTCAGGTTTGCGTTGAGTGCAGGGGTGTAATCGAGAACTCCTGCCATGGTCAGTGCGGAGGCAACGTCTGCGGAGCAGAGGATCATGTTGCCCTTCCCTCTACGAGTTCTTTGTGCGATTGCGTTCGCATCTCTCTCGATTTGGAAAATCAGACCCTTGAACTTCTCAACACTCCAACGTCCGTTAGAGTCAACGTCGAGGTCGAAAGTACCTGCATTAGCAACGTTAGACTGTGCACCAGCTTCTGCTGCCTTGTAGATGGTTCTGATGACTTCACGGTTGATCTCAGCAAGAATCTCTGTGGAGAGAATGTTTGCGAGTTCTGCCTCAGCATTGAGACCGTGGATTGCCTTCAGATCCTGTGCGAGTTCTAAGGAGTACTCTGCCTTCAGTGCTCTTGACTTAGCAGTAACGGTGACCTTCTCAATCGAGAATGCCATCTGGTTGAAGTCATTACCTGCTTCACCCAGTCCTTCAGCATCCTCAGTGTCCATACCACGACCGACTGAGTAAGCAGTCTCGTTAGCATTAGGATTGAGAATACCAGGGTTGTCTCCTCTCTGAGTGTCCGTACCGAAACCAACGGATGCTCCAGCAGAACCGGAAACGTATGGTGCACCCAGTGCGTTGTTGGTGCCGATTCCGGAGAATGCGGTGTTTGCTTCGTCGAACAGTGCTTCAGTTCCGCTCTGGTTGGTGTAGCGGGAACGCATTGCGAAGATCAGTCCGGTAGGACCGTTCATTGGTTGAACGCCAGCCAGGTCATATGCGACCAGGTTAGGCATTGCACGTCTGATCAGGGAGATCAGAACAGGGTCGAAACCTGCGGTAGGACCACCGTCAGCAGCACCAGCAGAGAAACCTGCGGTTGCGCCCGATGAACCGGTTGCGTTTGTTGGTGCTTCGGACAGGAACTCACGCTCCTCACGAAGTGCTCTTTCTTGGTTCTCCAGGAGAACTGCGGTAACCATTCTACGATGGGAATCTTTGATTCCACCTTCGTGATTAAGAATAGGTGCCCACTTCTCCTGCAGGTATTCAGCATTGAAACCTTGCATTTGAATTTTACCTCTTAAAAGTTTTAGTTTGACTTATAATTAAAAAATCACTTTTTAGAAACTCTGGTCAGAGTTGTGAGATATGATTCCATCAGAGGTGATGCAGAAGTTGTTGCTTCAACATCAGAACTTTCAGAAATATTCTCTGACTGGTCTCTTTGAGCTCCGGCATTCTCTGGGAAGTATGACTTACGCAGAGTTACCAGTTTCTCACGATAGTTCTCTTCACTATCAAACTCAACATTTTCGGCAAGAGAAGCGAGTTTATCCTTCTGTGAAAGTGCAAGACCTTCGCAGACCTCGGAGAAGATTGCTTCAGCAACCGACTCAGCTAATCTTTGGTTGAGAGCAATATTTGACTTAATTTGCTCGTTGAGTTTATCTTCCATCTCATCAAGTTTTTCTACCATGCTATTGAGTACATCATACTTCTCTTCAGGGATTGTTACATAATGTTCTTCAAAAAGACTCTTCATTCCAGTGAGGAATGATTCGGTCATTTCAGTCTTGAGACCTTGCTCAACTGCGAGTTGATTCTCGGTCATCCACTCTTGAGCAACATACTCAAGATAAGCATCAACTCTATCGGTCAGTTCTTCCTTAATGACAGAAACTTCCTCTTCAAGAGTTGCTTCATATTGTGCCTTCAGTTCTTCTTGAACTTCGGCAACTTTTGCCTTGATAGCAGTTTCAAAAATGGTACGTGCCTTTTCTTGGAATTCTTCAGAGAGTTCCTCACCGGCAAGAAGTGCTTCAACATCTTCTTCGATGCTGTACTCTGCTTCGATGGTCTCCTCTTCTTCTTCAGTAGTCTCTTCTTCAGAAACTACCTCATTAGTGATTTCCTCTTCCTCTTCAACAACTTCTCCTTCAACTTCTTCCTCTTCCTTCATACCCTTAGGCATGGCTTCAGCAGGCTTGGCACCTCTGTTCACAATGTCTTTGACAGTTGCGATTGAAGGTTCTTTGAGTTTGGCAGAGTTGTCATCTGCTTTATAGTTTTCTGGGGTTGGGCCACCGAGATCCTCTACAGAAGGCTGTCCTGGAGTAGTACCGGACAGTTTTTGCATTGGTTCAGCTGCAGCAGCACCTTTGGTTACTACGTTTTCCATTTCTTGTAAATTGCTACCAACGGACATTAGATTATTAGATTTTGTATTAATCTATATTTATTTATAAATTAAAGATTTGATAGGAAATCATTCCATAACTGGAGTTTATGTTCCTCAAGTCTTCTTTGATCAACAAGAGTGTTAATTCTCTTCTGAGTCTTTTCTGCGAGTTGTTCACGAAGAATTCCTCCTTCCCAAACCCACTCTTTTCCTTCCATAATTCCTGAGACAAATGCGTCAGGAGCAGAAGGATCGGCAACGATATCAGCAGCAGTTGCTAACATGAAATCTTCGCCAACAATTTTATGACCCTCATTGGTCATCTTGAGTGAACCTACACCACGAGAAGAAACACCAAGCATAACTCCTTCACTAATGAGAGATTTTGCAATCTTACCCATTGGAGTTTCAAGAAGTTGTGCCTTACCTCTAAAGTTTGTTCCCTCTTTTGTGAGAGAAACAATCTTGTGAGAAACGCGATCGAGGTTTACTGTAGGTCCATCGGGGTGACCAAGTTCACCGAGAGCACGTCCCTTTGAAATAAAAGATTCATTATATCTACCAACCTCTCTTTCAAGAGTGTTCATAGGATACATTCTACCATTACGATTTTTGATGTCACCTTGAAGGAAAACTCCCTCAATGTACATCTTTTTACCAGCACCTTTGCCCTCTACGACAAATTCTACTTTTGAAATTTCTTCTGTAATGAGTTTCATTGTTTATCCTGTGAATCCTACTTTTAAACCTACAACTAATGCATTTGATGCTGAGATTTGATCCTGAGGACCTTTTTCAAAAAATTCAACATGGTTTTGTGGCAGTGTTACTGATGCAGTATCTGCATATCCAGTATTAGTACTTTTTGCAATACTGACAGTTGCGACTCCACTAACACCATTAAAAACTCTAACTACGGTTGCATTATCTAAAGTAGTTGCCACATTAAGTGCAACCTCATTTCCAACACCAACTAATAAAGTTCTTGTCATTATTCTTGATCCTCGGATTGTTGTTCGTCACCAAACATGGATGCACCAACTGTTGGACGAATATTATTGATACGTTCCGATGCTTTTGCATACAAAACGTCTTTAATCTTGTCACTAATATCGGATGCTGAAGAATCAGATCCGATTAAATTTACAATTTCTTCCATGAAAACATACAATGACTATATTTTTTATTTATATCTCGGCAGCTTTGCCATCAGCATCAGTGATTCCACCATTCACTTCTGGTTCCATTGGAACATCTCCCAACATTCCCTGCTCACCTTCTGTTGGTAATGGTTCTCCAGTGATCGGATCTACAGAATTTGGATCAGGAATGATACCATCCTTGATTTCCTGTTCAATTTGCTCATCCATTTCAATGATTTCTCCATCAGTCTGACGAAGAACTTTCTTACGAACCCACTCGGTTGAATAGTATTTGCCAATATAAGGTTCAATAGTTGCGAGAATACCGAGTCTCTCATTCAACATTTCAGTTTCTTTCAGTTCTGCAAACTGATTATCATACAAGAAATCATATTGAATGTGATCACTGATTTTTTCCCAATCTTCTGGAGATACAATATTCTTGAGAATCAATTGTGTTTTCAGCATGTCACTGAACAACTGTGCAAATCTTTTTCTTAAACGACCAACAAACTTAGCAAACTTAAGTTCATCTCTTAGAATCTCGGAAGAACGACCAAGATTGAATCCACCATCAGCAGCAATTCTTGATTCGGGAACACCAAGAGAACGATAAAGTTTCTTTTGGAAATATTCAATATCAGAAAGTTCTCCCAGATTTTGTCCACCAGGAAGAGTTGTAATCTCAGTTCCTCTACCACCCTCTCTTCTAGGAAGCCAAAAATCTTCCATCATGGACATAAATTTGCGATCATCACGAACTTCACCTGTGTTTGCATCATACACAAGTTTGTTACGATAACGCATCATAACATCACGCAGATATTGTTCTGCCTTTAGTTTTGGAAGATTACCGACATCAATGTAGAATATTCTGCGTTCTGGTGCTCTCGATAATCTATAGATAACGAGAGAATCCTCAATCATTCTAAGTTGATTGAGTGACTTGATTGCTTTATGGAGATAAGAAAGAACGTTTCCTTTGTTGCGATCAACTAAACCAGAAGTGCAATATGTGATGGCATCTTTTGCAATCTTAGTTCCTTTGGATCCACCACCACCTGTTAAGTTGCTTGTTGGATATGCTGGTTTTGGTGTGTAGAGAAAATATTCTTCAATCTCTGGTGCAATGCCGTTTTTAGATTCATCCCTACCAGGAATATTTGGTCCAATGATATTTTTATCATTTTTCTTTTCCTGGCGGACAAACCGCATTTTCATTGGATCAATATACCTCAGTTCTTTGATTCCTTCTTGAGGTTTGTTGAGATCGATTACTTTATGGTAATATATACGACCATCTACATACCAATTTCTAAAAATCTCATGTGCTTTTTTATCAAAATCTAAAAGTTCTTTAAGATACTTAAACTCTTCTCGAATTACTTTTTTTAACTTATCAGTGGCATTGAGATTGGAAAGTTCAATCTCAATGGGAGAGTCATAAAGGTCACTAACAAGTGCCTCATTGACAACATCTTCAATCGCACCATCACATTCTGGATGGAGAGACATTTCTCTGTATCTTCTGATTAAATCAAATTCTGTTCTATATTGCCCTTCAATATCTACATACGAACCATAAAATCCACTGCTAATATAGTTATCAACCCCGTCCTCGTTATTTTCGGGGACGGGGGAAACTATAGTCTTGGATTTCTTTTCTGTATCCTCAATAGAAAAACCAAAAAGTTTTGCCATAGTATAAACTGACTAGACTGTTATTTTACTATTTAGCTGATGTCCTCACCACCTGCCTGAGCAGAGGTTCCTCTAAATGCTTCCCAATAGTGAACCTGAAGTTCTACGGTAAACTCCTGAATAGTATCAGTCGTCTCGTAGCTCAGATCAATCGTAGAAATATTGGTTGGGAAGATATCCCAGAACTTGTAAGATCTGAGAACAGAACCATCACGATCCAGTTGCTTGACAATAGCATCCTTTTGATAGTCAACAGGATTTGTAAGTCCAGTTGCATCAGTCATTTTGTTGATTGAATTCATCCACTTTTCAAAAGCAGAACGAATAGAGAAATCAACATCATTGATGACAGTGATTGTCCAAGTTTCAAATGTTCTATCTCCGGCAACTTTCAGAACACGACCTCTGAAAGGAATATCAATATTAGCAATCGTAGAGGCAGGCAGTGCTGCTGCCTTTACGAGAAATCTTGCTTTTTGAAGAACATCATTATCAATAGCAACCGCATCAGGGAATGCTAATTCAACTTCAAATAGATTGGGTCTTGCACCACCACCAGATAATCTGCTTTTAAAATCACTGATCGTTCTTACTGGTGAGGTATTACGTTGTTGGCGACTAGGCATTTTTCTTTAAACCTCTAAATTAAACGTTACCGATAACTTCTTCAAATGAAACACCAGTTCTGGTGGCAACAAATGTAAGACCAATGAAGTTGATTGATCTTGCAGGTTTGATGTAAATATCTGCCACAAACTCATTATTATCTATAATTGCGGCAGTGTTATTTGTTTCATCACAAATAACAACATAATCTTGAATACCTCGTTTTGCCTGAACATCACGGAGGAATGGTTCAACAATGTTTACAAAGTTGGTTCTTGTGATTTCATCATTGAACTCAAAAAGTTGATCTCTTGCAGCAGCAGAGATTGCATCTTCAAGATAGATGAACAAACGACGAACGTTGATTCTATCAAATGCTGATGCCTTAGAAAGTCCAGTCTTATCACCGAAGAGAACGATTCCACCACCAGGAGAAACAATAACTGGATTAACTCTTGCAGAATACAATCTATCTCTTTGTGTCTGAGAAGGATTATAAGTCAGTTTGACTGCGTTGAGGATTGCACCTCTTGTAGTTCCAGCAGGTGAGAACCATGGGAAGTTGTCAATGTCATTGCGAGCACAAAGTCCGGCAATATCACCGTTCAGTGGAATATAACGGAATGTATTTGCAAATCTATCAAACATATACTTGTATCCACTATCGAATACTGCATATGAAGATGATGTAACTTTAGAGTAGTACTCTAATACATTATCGGTGATGGTTTCATCATTATTAACCGTTACAGATCCAGCATCGGTATCCGTGAGGAATGCTCCTCTGTATGGTGAAACAAATGCCAGTGCATCCTTTCTTATATCAGCAACTGCAATCAGTTTATTTGCAAGTGCTGCTGACATATCCGAAGAATAGTTTGCAGACCCCATAATCAGGAAGTCGATTGCATATGTTTCGGTATTTTCAAACAGTGCATAACCAGTTGATAACTTACTTACATCTGAAGCAAGTGCTCCTGATTCTGTAATGGTTTCTCCACCATTATAGTTCTTGCCACGAGTAAGAACTAAGTTTTTATCTCCAGATCCGTTAAAGATAACTCCTTCTGCCTCTTGATCCCATGCTCCACCACTTTGAGTTACACGAGTAAATCCTGAAGAATATCCAATTGGAGTTGTTCCTGCAGGTTCATCTCCACCAAAAATGTATGCCGAATTGCTCTTCAGATAAGATCTCCAGTAAGAAGGTGATCCAGCAGAGAACTCTGCATCTTTTGCCTTTGAAAGTCCTAAGTGCTTCTCAAGAATTGTTCCTGCGTTTCCGGTGACTTTACCATCACCATCGATAACTACAACGTGAACTTCATCAAATCTTCCACCTCTATCAGTAACATATTGAGAAGTTCCTGGACGATCTGCCAGTGTATTCCAAGGTTGAGTTGTGGTAACGGTTGATCCACCAACTGTTGATGTAGAAATCGCAACGGTTTGTTGTGAGAACCAATCTTGTCTTCCAGTGTAAACGGTTGAACCATATGATACCGACTGTCCAGCAGTGGTGATAGCAACACTACCTGTGCTGGTAAATGCCCAAGTTCCACTCTCTTGATAATCTTTTACGGTTTCTGTTGCACCATCAACGTAAGAAAGAACTTTAACACTGATTTGTCCAACGCCAACTTCAGTAACAATACCCTTCAGGTGTCCGGTCAGTGCTGTGGTTGTTCCTGCACCAACATCATATCTACCACTCATTGATTGAGTGATACCTGCACCAACTACAAGTGCTGCAGCAGTGAATGTGGTTGTACCAAAATCCAAAGGAACGGTAACTCCACCTTCAGTGTTTGAAGTGGCACTCGCAAGTTGAATATTACCAACATTGATTGCAGTAACCGTAGTTCCTGCTGAAACAAAGTTACCACGAACTTCTTGTCCAAGAGTAATTGAAGCAGTAGAGATACCAATCGTGGTTGCTGCACCAGTGGCAATCGTTGCTGATCTGTTCGTGATTGCAGCAGTAAATGCTGATACTCCGGTAGTGGAAATACCAGTCAGAACTTGGTCTGCTTTTGCGTCGATAATACCGATTCTGATTCCATTTGCCCAAGATCCTGGATTCTTGGCAACTATTGTTCTATCGGTAATTACGTTTTCGTCGTATTGAAGTTGCTCATAGTGCTCAATGCTCTTAATCTTGATGGAAGATCCAGAACCGACATAAGCATTTTTGAGATCGTCATCATCTTGTCTGACGACTCTCATTGGTGCACCATATGCTAAGTATGAAGAAGCAGTGAGCCAATGCTCATAGTGCTTATCATTTCCGTATGGTTTTCCGAAATTGTCCAGTAAGTCCTTTTCCGAACCAACGAGAGTTGGAAGATCAACGGGACCTTGTGCAAAAGGAGCAACAAGACCGCCAATTTTTTCGGATGATGGATCGACTCTTCCTACTGTAAGGTCAACCTCCCTTACCTTAATCCCAGGAGATGCTAAATTTATTGGCATCTTGTTTGTCCTCGCAATCCAAATTTATCTAAAAATATTTAGGAAAAGGGGCATTTTCAGTGGGGAAACGATGCGTGAACAAACTTACCAGTCAGGATATTCCCATCTATCAAATATTGTGGTGGTCATCCTACTAACGACTATTCTTTTTTTGGTGCAATCTTTACACTCATATGAGTATGAAGATGCGAGAGTTCTATCTCTTCTGGTTTTGTAAAAATCATTTAACAAGTTCTTTACTTTACCGCATACTCTGCACTTTCTTTCGAGAAATAATAAATGTTCTAATTCTATTTCATCATCAAAAGTCATTACTTATAATCCCACATATAAGATATATCTCCGTATTCGTCAGTATACCATCTATCACCAGCACTATCTACAAAAGTTGTTTCGTCATTGAATCCATCAGAAATAAATCCGAATGGTGCCATATCTTGTTCTATCTGGTCTTTCTGTTCTTCATAGATTCTCTTACGAACATCATTTTCAGTCATCTCTTTGAAGTAGTCTTGTGCAACTAACCAAGCAAAAAGAACAAGACACATTGCAAGGTCATCATTACAACCTTCTTCTGCTTCAAAGGAGTTATGCTTCTGAGCAAAAGTAGTCAGTTCTGAAATGATTTCATAATCGAGAGTAAGTAACTTGTATTCTTCAATAAGAGTTTTTAAGTTTGAGCATCCAAGTTTTTTTACGGCAGATGTTGTTCTAACACCGAGTTGTGTTTTGCTACCAGAAAATCCTTGACCAACAACCTGTCCATTTCTTCCTCTCATTGAGGACATAAGAATATTTTCATATTCTAGATCATAATGAAGAATACTTGCTACCTGATCTCCAATATCATTAACTTCTACCAATAACCAGGCATTATTATATCCCTTTGCCACATCCAAAATAATATTTGGAAACAGCATTGGTTTGATTTCGTTATTTCTGTACTTTGCTACGCACTTATATGGAAATTCTGTAATATCGAAAACGATAAATGCAGAGTAATCATTTCCCAATCCACGAGCAACGTCTACAGTAATAAGGTAGTTGTGTCCTTTTTGATTTTCTTCATAGACATCTAAACCTGCGTTTCTTTGTATTGGATTTTCATATATTAAATTTTTGAGAATAGTTGGATTTATGAGTGTATTTACAGAACCTAAAAACTCACACTCAAACTCAACACGAAACTGTTGTTCTGAAGTGTTTGCAATCGTCTGTTCTTTCCATACTTCATCTCTTCCTGGTACTTCAGACCAGTGAACATCAGTTGGTACATATTCATTTTTATTTCTCTCCGCATCGTGCCACATACGGTAGAAATGATTCATACCGTGTGGTGTGGATACGATGATTACTTTGGTGTTTTTACCAGAAGTAATAGTAGGATAAACAGATGCAAAGAACGAGTCAGCAACGTGATTTGGGACGAACGCGAACTCGTCGAGAAAGAGGATGTTGAACGACATACCTCGGACAGCACTTGCAGACGTAGAAGCTGCCAGTATCTTACTGCCATTTTCCAACTCCATTGAACCTTTGTTCCATGACAGAATACCCTGTTGCATCCATTTAGGCAAGTTTTCATATGCAGTCTGTAACCTACTGAGAAGTTCTCTAGCGGTTGCTGCCTTGTTTGCCAGAATACCAATGTTTACACTATCATTGAATACAGCATAATGCAAAAGATAAGATACGACTGTAGTGGATTTGCCAGTCTGTCGAGGCATCTTACAGATATTGAATCTGTTATTATGAAAGTTATGAATTAGTTTCTCTTGGAAATCATATGGGTGAAACTGTGTCAGACCCTCATCAAGAGAAACGATCTTAATATAGTTATTGGCAAAGTAGACTGGATCTTCTTTACATTTGAGGAACTCAATAATTTGTCCCTCTGTAAATTCAATCGCAGTATTTGCTTTTTTTAGATTAGGATTACCAAGATAAACTTCACTCATAATAAAACCTCTTAATCTTCAATAAATGTCACAGAACAATCTGCTTTTTGTAAATTAGAGTCAGATGAAATTGCCATAGTCAATGTTCTCTGTGGTGGTAAAACGATTCTCAGTGCATCAAGATCGATTGTTTCTGGA